CAGTCGAAGCAGCTTGACATGAAGATGAAGATGCAAATTGCTGCTGCTACCCTGATGCAGCAAGCGGAGGTGAACCGCGCTAAGATTCACCAAATGGAAGCCGATGTTATTCTGAAACTCAAAACAGCAGGAGGGATTGACACTGGACATGAAATAGCACTTCTCAACGCACAGATTGGTGCGGCGAGACAGCACCAGCAGGGGATTTTGGAATCAGTTAAGTTAATGCACGATATTCTAAGTCAAGGAGCACAAGGAAATGATTCAGGAAAAGGAATGGAAGGAATGGGCCAAGCACCCAGTAACAGTGGAGTTCTTCCACAACCTGCGCAAGGACAAGGACCAACTAGCTGAGATGCTTATTGAGGGACAGTTTACCTCAGAAAGCATGGAAGCAACGGCTTTGAAACACGCAGAAGTTATTGGTATGGCAGCAACCCTGCGAGACATTTTGAATGAGTATCAAGAGGAAATGAAAGATGAGTGAGAGTGGCATTACTCCGGTAGGACATCGGGTTCTGGTTCTCCCTGAAGAGACAGAACGCAAGACCAAGAGTGGCATCATCCTGCAAGATAAGACTGTGATGATGGAAGAGTCGGCACAGACCCAAGGCACCGTCATTGCGATTGGTGATACTTGTTGGGAAGATGAGCAGGCTCCGTGGGCAGAGGTAGGTGACTTCGTGATGTTCGGTAAGTATGCTGGTGTTGTCTATGAAGGCAACGATGGCAAGAAATACCGTGTACTGAACGACCGAGATATTGTGGCTATTTTGACTAAGAAGGAAGAAAACGATGAGTGAAGATATTGTCGATGTGGAAGTAGAACAAGAAGCCCCGCAAACGGCACCAGAATCGTCTCAGGCAGACGCAGAGGCTCGGTTGATGGGTTGGGTACCAGAAGAAGATTTCCGTGGCCCTAAAGAGCATTGGGTGGATGCAGAGACGTTCCTTGAACGTGGTCGAACGATTCTCCCCATTGTTAAGAAGAATAATGCAGAGTTGACCAAGAAGTTGTTGGCTCTGGAAGCGAAAGATCGTGAGCGTGAAGCAGCCATCTCTGAATGGAAGAGCTTCATGAAGGAAAGCCAAGAGCGTGAACGTGCTGAGTTCACCCGTCAGATGGCTGAACTTCGTGCTCAGAAGAAGCAGGCAATCTCTGATGGTGATGGTGATGCTGTTCTTGCCATTGATGATGCCATTGATGAGATTAAAGAGAAGCAACAGAAGCAGAAGGAAGAACCGCCTAAAGCGCCTCCGGGTGTTGATCCCTCATTTAGTGAGTGGGTTGCTGAGAATGATTGGTATGGTGTTGATGAAGATAAGACCGCCTATGCAAATGGCATTGGCCCTTCGATCAAACAAGCCCATCCTCACCTGACTGGCAAGGCTTTCCTTGATATGGTTGCAGCCCGTGTAGAGGCTAAGTTCCCTGCTCGTGCTGTTCGTCAGCCTGCTGTTGAAGCTCCGGGTGCTCCCGCCCCTGCTCGTAAAGGTAAGTATTCCTACAAGGACTTGCCGGATGAAGCCAAGAAAGCTCATGATAAATTTGTGAAACAAAAACTGATGACCAGTGAAGAGTATCTGGCATCTTATTTTGAGGGTTAAGATAATGCCTAAAGCTTTGACTGCACTTGAAAAGAAACAACGCGCATTGCAACAAAAAGAAGTAGTTTGCTCACCTGAGAAAAAGGAATGTCATTTGGAACCGCATGAGAAGAAAGCTGTTGAATCCCGCCGTAAAGAACGTATCCCTCTCGGCGTTCCTCGTAAAAAACTGGAAGCTAAGCCAATTGAAGGGTATCATCTTCATTGGGTTAACGACTACCCCGGTCGAGTGATCGAGGCCCTTGCTGGTGGCTACCAGTTTGTTGAGTATAGTGAGACTGAGATAAATGATTTTGTCACCCCCGGTAATTCGGATTTGGGTACACGAGTTAAGCGGCAAGTAGGTAAAAATGAGAATGGAGAAGCCTTGTTTGCATACCTCATGAAAATTGAGGAGAATCTATGGAAACAAGACCAAGAAGAGTTGCAGAAACGCAACAATAAGGTCGATGAGGCTATCCGCCGTGGTGACTTAAACCCGGTTGACAATCAGTATGGTTCGGTTAAACTTTCTTAATAGGAGATTCAAATGGCAAACGTAAACCGCCCTTTCGGGCTACGTCCCGTAAAGACGTATAGTGGTGGTAGCTGGAACGATCAGGGCAACCTGTATCATATTCCGTCTACTGACACCAGTGCATATTACATTGGTGATGTGGTTAAATCCTCGGCTGCTTCGGATGCAAACGGTGTTCCTGATGTTGCGAAAGCACTTGGCACTGACATCCTTCGTGGTGTTGTGGTTGGTATTCTGGCTTCGGTCCCGTATGGCATTAGTCTGCAAGGTGCAACCCTTGATCTGGCTAACACCTTCATTCCGGCTACGAAGACCCGCGATTATTATGTCCTTGTGGCTGATGATCCGCACACCATCTTTGAAGTACAAGGCGATGCTACCGCTACTAACCAAGTCGCTGCAAGCGTCAATAAAAACTGTAGCCTCACGATTGCAACCCCGACTGCTCCCGGCCAGTGGTCTGCTACCGTGGTTTCTAGCTCCACCATTGCAACTACGAACACTCTGAATATCCGCCTTATGGGTCTTGTTCAGAAATCGGACAATGCGTTTGGTGCGTATGCTCGTTGGCTGTGTAAGATCAACTTGCATGAGTTTGGCAACGGTACGGCTGGTATCTAATTTTTAAAGGAGACATGAAATGGCTGTGATTAACACTGGTAGTTTTCCTAAGGCCCTATGGCCCGGGATCAAGCAATGGTGGGGTGAGGCTTATAATGAACACCCTGAAGAGTATGTACATCTCTTCAATAAAGAGACTTCGGATAAGAACTACGAAGAGTATGTCCAACAGACGGGCTTTGGCCTTGCTGCTGTCAAAACTGAAGGCTCCGGCACTCAGTATGACTCGGCAATTCAAGGTTTCACGACCCGCCTGACCAACGTGGCATACGGTCTCGGTTTTATTGTTACGCGGGAAGAGGAGGCCGACAACCTGTATGAGAAGGTTTCTAAGGTTCGTACTAAGGCTCTGGCTTTCTCCTTCCGCCAAGCAAAGGAAAATATCCTTGCTAATATTTATAACCGTGCATTTAACAGTTCGTATGTTGGTGGCGATGGGGTGTCTATGTGTAGCACGGCTCACCCTAATACTTCTGGCGGCACTTGGGCTAACCGACCCGCTGTTGACACTGACCTGAGCGAAGCATCGTTGGAAGATGCGGCTATCGCAATCATGGGCTTCACGAATGACCGTGGCCTGCTGATTAACGTGATGCCGGAATCTCTCCACATTGCTCGTCAGGAAAGCTTCAACGCGGCTCGTATCCTGAAGTCGCTTAACCAATCTGGCACCAACAACAACGACTTGAACATCCTTCGGGCGACGAACACCATCCCCAAGGGCGCAATCATGAACCACTACTTCAGTGCCCCTCATGCTTGGTTCATTCGTACGAACGTGCCGGGTCTGGTCTATCAAGAGCGCGAAGCGATTAGCTTCACTCAAGATAATGACTTCGATACCGACAACCATAAGTATAAGGGCTATGAGCGTTACACCGCTGGCTGGTACGATCCTCGTGCCATCTACGGCGTTAATGGTCCGTAATTAATATATTAGGGGGAGGGTCTTGACTTTCCCCCTTTTATATGTTAGTATTCAAACTGTCCTTCCTAACGCGATTAAGTTCGCGTCTCAATAGACGTTATCAAGGAGATTTATAATGGCCCGTTCCCCCGTCCGTATGCCTGCTGGCATGCAAAACGTAGATTATTCTCAAGCTGCCTTCTCTGGTGGCGAAACCAATTACAATGGTGCTCGTAACTCCCATCCGTTGTGGATGCTTCCGCAACAAGATGCTAACCGTCTTATCGACTACGATAATGACTTCCTCACTTATGCTGCCGCTGACTGGACTGTAGTTGCCGGTGGTGCTGGTTCTGGTGTAGCTCTGTCGGCTGGTGTTGGTGGTATCCTCACCCTTACGACTGCCACTTCTGGTGCTGAGTCGATTCAAGGCCAACCTGCATTCAACTTCACGAATGCTACTTCTGCTGCTGCTGGTCTGCAAACGTGGTTCATGGCTCAAGTCACTCTTGACGCTACTGTTGCCAACCCTGACTATGAGATTGGCCTGACGGCTGGTGCAGCCTCGGCTCTTAATAGTGCAACCGATGGTGTCTACTTTACCAAGGCTACCACGGCAACCGTCTGGAGTTTGGTAATCAAAGCTGCTTCTACTGCAACCACCATTGCCCTGCCTGCTTCGACTGTTCCCACGAACAGCCAGAGTGTAAACCTCGCCTTCTACTTTGATGGAAAAGGAACCCTGTATGTCTACTTCAACAAAGTGTGTGTTGGCACTGTTGGTCCTAATGGCTCCCTCGGTACTTCTCTTGCTAACCTTCCGACAAGTGCTACTCCCCTTGCAGTGACCTTCCTGAATGGCTTCCATACCGCAACCTCTACTCTTGGTGTAGATTACGTTATGGCGGCTTCTGAGCGCACCAACTAATAACCGGGGGCTTCGGCCCCCTTCTTCTCTTTAAGGATTAATATGGCTATTATTATTGGGCAAGGGAACACTGAAGTCCTTCTCCCTGCCACTTCTGCTACTGCTACGGGGGATGCTCATAAGTTAGTCTCCATGAATAAAAGCTTCCAGACCATCATCACTGGAACTGCCACTGTTATTGTTGAAGCTAGTAATGATCCTCTTGTTGAGACTAATGTTGCTGCTTCTACTTGGGTTACTCTATTCACTGATAGCGCCTCTGCTGGTCATATAGATAATGGCCCTTGGAAGTATTACCGAGCACGAGTGAGTGCCTATACGAGCGGTACTGTCACTGTGATTGCAGGGATGTAAATAATGGGAAAGTCAGACTATTACGCAAAAGGTGAATTTAATACCATTTGTGATGTCTGTGGTTTTAAGTTCAAGTCATCCCGTCTAAAGAAAAGGTGGGATGGCTTTATGGTTTGTGAGAAAGACTGGGAGCCTCGTAACGCTCAGGATTATGTGCGAGGTGTTAAAGATACCCAGAACCTCCCGTGGACTCGCCCTGAACCCCCTGATACCTTTACTCCTTAATATATGGCTACTTCTGGTACGACCACCTTCACTGTAACAGCAAGTGACATCATCAATGGGGCCTTCCGTATTACGGGGGCCTTTGGTGCATCTGATGTCATCCCTACTGAAGACTTCAATAATGCCCTCCAAGCTCTTAACATCATGATTAAGAGTTGGATGACAAAGGGCTATGAGCTTTGGACTATCAAGGAGCTTACCCTCCCCTTGGTTGCTGGGACCACTTCTTATCAGATTGGCCCTACTGCTACTGGTACAGGTGCCCTTATTACTGACCGTCCCCTCCGTATTTATTATGCCTTCTTGCGTACTGATGCAAGCAAGACAGATGTTGTGCTGCAAATCATCTCTCGGCAAGAATATGAACAACTTGGTGCCAAGGGCAACCAAGGTGTTGTCAACTCCATCTTCTATGATCCTCAGTTGGATAATGGTGTGCTATATGTCTATACTACTCCTGCTGATGCCACTAAGACCATCCATCTCTTTGTCCAACGCCCTATTCAAGATATGTCGGCAAGTACGGATAACTTCGACTTTCCTCAAGAGTGGTTCCAAGCTCTCAAGTGGGGCCTTGCTTCTGAGATTGGGATGGAGTATGGTGTTCCCCCTGAAGTGATGAACCGTATTGATGCACGGGCTATTGCCTATGCCGGTGAGATGAGTGCATGGAGCCAAGAGGAAGCTTCCATGTTCTTCACTATGGATATGCGCTATCAAGGGAGCCGTGTGTAATGCCTACCCCTCTTCGCATTCCTCTTGCAGAACCTTTGACTAACCGAGACAACACTGCATCTAAGGACTCTAAGCTTGTAAATTGCTTCATGGAGGCAGTTGCAGGGCAGCCTGCAGTCATTAAAAGGCCCGGTCTTAAAAACCTTGGCCTTACCTTTTCTGGTAAGGGCCTTGGTTCTTTCTGCAGCAACTCTCTGTATGCAGTGAATTATTCTTCACCTAATACAATTACTACTTCTGCTCTTGCTCCTGCTTCTGGGCATGTTGCATCTTCTAATCTAACATTTGTTACAGTTTCAGGAAACTACGCATATGCGGTCCAACAAGCAACAGGAAACTTATATGTTATCGACATCAGTAACGCTACTGCACCAGTTGTAGTTGGCTCTATTTTTGTTGGAAATAGTCCTCGTCAGCCTGCTTACTACAATGGATTAGTATACGTTCCGTGCTATAACACAGCACTTATGCAGGTCTATGATGTAACTACACCTACGGCTCCAACAAACGTAGGAAGTGTTTCTCTCTTGTATGGAACTGGGGCTTCTGTTGCAGCAGGGTATATTCTTGGGTATGGTGATGGGGGTATAGTATACATCTTTACTCCGGGCAGTACCCCTGTATATACTGGCGTCTCTATCAACGTAACGAGTCCTGTTGGTAGTGCTGTCTATGATCCTATTGGAAAGTATCTCTATATCACTAACAGTATTGGTGGGAGTATTTATTCCTATAACTTCATAAACCCTTTAGCCCCTACTCTAGCATATAGTAGAGCTACAGGGTTGAACATCCTCTGCCTCACTATTAACTCTGCAGATGGGCATCTCTATGGGGTAAGTTCTGCTGCTACAGGGAATCATTTCTATGTTACGACAATCCCTGATTTAACCGTTAAATACGATGCAGTCTCCCCTGTTGGGGCTAGTTTTACCTCTATCACTAATATTGGTAATATCGCCTACTTCACAGGAAGCACTGTTTCTGATGTTCTTTACAAAGCAGACGTTTCTGATCCTGCTGCTCCTGTGTTTTCAACTGTCTCTAGTACAGCAGTTGGAACCCCCGCTTTTGTTTTTTCTGACGGGATTAAAGCAGTTGAAGTTGGTTCTTCTGGTATTTACTCCTTTGATAATACAAACCAAGTTTTGTCTGTCTCTGCAACAACTACAGTTGCAGGAGATAGTTCTACCTACCAATGGAGTGTTCCTACAGGGGCATCAACTCTTCTTGTGTTAAAGAACAATACTGCAATGTCTACCCTTAACACTACAACAGGGGTTGTGACGCAGGTAACTGATCCAAACTACCCTGCAATTACTGTTCCGGGGTTAGTGCAACTTGATGGGACTTTCTATGTTGCTAAGTCAACAGGTGAAATCTATGGGAGTGCAATTAATGACCCGACTACTTGGAGCGCACTTAATTACATTACAGCAGAGATTGAACCAGATAGTATCGTAGCAATTGATAAGGTTTTGAATTACTTAGTCGCTTTTGGGGCTTGGACTACTGAGTTCTTCTATGATGCTGGCAATGCTACTGGAAGTCCTCTTTCTTCTGTCCCTAATGCATTCTTTACTATTGGGTGTGCATCTGGAGCTAGTGTAGTTAGGACGGAAAATATGGTGGTGTGGATGAGCCAAACCCTACAGAGAGGGCGGCAGATCATGGTCCTTAATGGGTTCCAACCAGAGTTGATTTCTAATCCTCAGGTAGATCGTATCCTCAATGCTGACGATCTTGCAAACGTCTATGCTTTTGCTATCAGGACAAATGGTGGAAACTTTTACGTCCTGACTTTGAAGACTTCTGGGAAAACTCTTGTATACAACTTCACTACAAAAGAATGGCACTTCTGGTCTAGTATGCTCCCCCAGACTGCAAAAAGCGTTACCTCGATCACCAGTGCTAATGGAGTTGCAACAGTAACTCAAACTGCACATGGATATGCTGATGGAGATGTTGTAGTGATTGCAGGGGCAACTCCTACTGCTTATAATGGTTCTAAGAATATTACTTACATAGATGCTAATACCTATTCTTATCCAATTGCAGTTGGAACAGCAACTCCCGCTACTGGTACCATAACTGCCTACGGATTCACAGAACAATATTTCCGTGGCATCGGCTACACAGCATGTCTTGGAGGAGACTTAATCCAAGATGAGTTAACTGGTGTAGTGTATAAGATGGACCCAACTCTCTATGATGATGATGGGAACTACATCAATATGTTTGTTAGAACCGTTCGTATAGATGGTGGAAATGCTAAACGAAAGTTTAACAGTAAGGCTGAAGTAATCGGAGACAAGGTAGATGCAACGGCCCTTGTTCGTTATACTGACGATGACTATAGAACTTTCTCCACCTATCGTCGGGCTGACCTTACTGCAAAGCGTAGTATGCTTACTCGTCTTGGACATACTCGTAGACGGGCATATGATATTAGGATTACAGATGCCCAACCTATTCGTCTTGGTGCGATTGAGGTTGATATGGAACAAGGGACTAGTTAATGGGCTATGACATTACTAAGGTTCAAATTAACCTTCCTGTTCTGGATGATAATCGAATCTCCAATTGGTTTCAGCAATTGGTGGCTGAGAAGACTGGTGGGCCGATAACAAAAGAGTTGACACCTTTCCAGATTCGCGCTAAAATATGTGAAGTTGAAGCGCAAATGGAAGAGGCAGTAGGCAATGATTTGATGGTTAATACTGCCGACTCTTATCCCATTAAACACACTTTTGCAGAAGGTGTTTATATTAGAGAGATGTCAATACCTGCTGGTCATCTTATTGTCGGTAAGATTCATAAGCATGAGCATGTAAATTTTATTAGCAAAGGAAGGGTGACTTGTATCACTGAAGGTGGTGGAGTAGAAGAACTTGTAGCCCCTGTCACTATGGTTAGCCCTGCTGGAACTAAAAGACTATTGTTTACCCATGAAGATACAGTATGGACTGTGGTTCATGTAACTAATGAGACAGATGTAGAAAAGATCGAAGAGACAGTGATCGCTAAGAAGTTCACTGATATGGGCTTAGAGCAGCCTGAAAGATTAAAACTTATTAAGGGGTAAGACATGGTTTGGGCAGCTATTGGTGGTGCGGCAGTTAGTGTTATTGGTGGGTCTTTGCTCAGCAAAAAGAGCAAATCTTCTGCTCCTGCTCAACAGCAGGGAGGAGGAGGCGGGGGTTTCTCTGGCCTCCTTTCTGACTACATGACAGCCAAGCAAGGGCAAGAAATGGCCTCTGCTCGTGATAAGGCAGTTGCTATGGCAGACCCATTTGCACAGAGCCGACAACTAGCAAATACACAACTACAAAGTCTTATGCAAAATCCCGGCCAGATGGCTAATGATCCCTCTTACCGGTGGGCAGTTCAGCAAGGTGGGCAAGCTGTTGATCGTTCTCTTGCAGCCCGACATATGGGGGCTTCTGGTGGCGCTCTTCAAGAGCTTACTCAGTGGGGGCAGGGCCTTGCAAGTCAGCAGTATAATCAGAGATTAGCTCAACTTTCTGGGATGGCCTCCCAAGGGGCTTCCCCCTCTATGGCTGCACAATCTGAACTTCAAGGAACACAATATGCTCAAGGACTTATGTCAGCAGCAGTAGCGGGTGGCATTAACAGTATGGGAGGTGGCGGTGGCCTGACAAGTATGCTTGGTGGGCTTGCCAGTTCAGCGGGGAATGCTATCTCTGGTTATCAGCCTTCTGGTTCCCTCCCACAATATTCTACCGGCTCTTGGTCTAATCCCACTGGTTTTGATACTGGTGTTGGTGGTTCAGGATATGCTGCTAATAGTCTTAGCACAGAGGTTGGTCCTTCTGGTGTATCGCAGGCAGGTATGCTTGCTTCTCAATGGTAAACTAAAATGCCTTTTGTACAACTTCCCGGTGTGGTGGGGGCAAGGCAGGCCCTTCAAGAGAATGACCTCTTCATGCAAGCACAGCAGAGCGACTTGCAATCTGCTGCTCTCCATCAAGAGGATGCTCGTCTTACCCTTCAAGCTAAGAAGGCTGAACTAGCTAACCAAGAGGCATTCAAACAGAGTGTTCTGGCTAACCTTGCTTCTTCTGAAGATAGCCAAAGCCAGCTTGCAGAGCTTTCTAATGCACCTACTCCTCATCAACAGATGCAGGCTAAGTTGGCTGATACCACAGAGCAGATTCAGAACCATGTCTCTTTGGTGCAGGCTACCCAGAAAGCTATTGAGCAGTATGCCAAGACTGATCCTATGTATGCTCAGAAGATGCAGGCTCAGCTTAACCAGCAAATTGCTGATGGCTTTAAGCTGACTGAAGCTCACAATAAGATTCTTTCTGATGAGGCTAAGAAGGTTAGTCAAGACCTTTACCCTGTTATGAATGCTGATGGGGTGCCGGGGAAAGTTGACCCTGTTCAATATGCTCAGTGGTATGGCACTCAGAAGGCTAATGGTGTTCCTCTTGCTCAGATGGGTTTGACCGGAGATGCTGGAGTTGATACTCCTCGGCTTAAAGAGGTTTATGCTCATGGTATGTCTGTTGCTGACCAGCTTAAGCAGCAAGATGATATGTATAAGATGAAAGAAAAAGAATGGCGGGATAAGCTGGAGGTTGATAAGTTTGACGAGTTGAAGCAACATCATCGGGCTATTGAGGCTAACCAAAGAGAGAGAGGGACCAAAGGAGCAGCCGTCAAAGACCCCATTGTTGTTGAACGTAGTAAGCAAGATGCTGCTTATGGAGCCTACCGTACCAAATATGATAGACTTGATGCTCAGTTTAGAAAGGCTGTCAAGAGTGGTGACCTTGTAGAGCAAAGAGCAATCTCTCGTCAGATTGATAGCCTTAACGAAGGATTTGAAGCACAGAAGGCTGCTATCCGTGGCTCTTATGGGTTGGTTGATAAGGGGACTACACAAGCCCCTGCTGCATCTGTTGAAGAAGACCTCATTAGTAAATATTCTAAATAATGGCTAATCTTTCTGCACTCTACCAAGACCCGCAATTCCAAGCATTGACAGAAGATAAGAAGTCTAATGTCATTGTAGGGATTGTCGGTAAAGACCCCGACTTCCAGAAGCTTCCTGATGATAGGAAGGCCTATGTCTTGAATGGCATTATGGCTAAAGGACGGGAGCAATGGACTCCTAAGAAAGCCCCAGAGCAAGAAAGCCTTGGAAAGAACATTGCTGGCTCTGCTGCCACCATTGCTGACCAAGCAGCAGGACTTATTGTAGGCGGTGCTCAAGCAGCAGGTGAAGCCTTTGGATGGGCTAAGAATGCCTTGATGGGAAAGCCCCAAGCAGCACAAGAAGCTGTTGCTGCTGTTTCCCCCCTCGATCATTTGCAGGGTGGCTACTCCAAGCTGGTTGATGCAGCCCTTGGTCCCGGAACTGCTGCTAATAGCACTGTCGGACATTTCTTTGGTCAAGTTGGTCAGAAGATTCAACAAGGCCAAGAGAAGTATGCCGGTAAAGACCCAGAGAAGCAAGCTCAGGCTAAAGTTGTAACAGACTTTGCTATGAACTATATGCTGCCTCATGCTCTTGGCTTGGCAGGTAAGGCTGTTGGTAAGCTTACTGGAGCTAAGGTAGAAGTTCCCCCGGTTAACGAGGCAGACCTCAAAGCAAAACTTAACCAGCTTGCTCCTGATATGCCGGAAGCACAAGTCAATCATGTTGTCGAGCAGGTACAGAAGATTTCTCCTGAGCTTGACAAGCATATCAATGCGGAAACCAAAGCTCATGACTTGATGCAACGTGGAGCTTCTAAGAAAGAAGTGGAAGCAGTCATCAAGAAGAACCCTCTTGTCGGTCAGAAGATGGAGGAGATTCGTCAGAGAAGGGCAGAGGCTATTGAGGCGATGAAGGAAACCAAGCAAGGAGAAGTATTACCCCCAGAGGCTACCAAAGGTCCTACAGCACTTCCAAGTAAGGCAGGAGAGGCTACCCCTGCTCCTCAAATTGAAAGCGGTGTAAAACGACCTCCGAGGGACCAAACTGGTACTATTGATAAACGACTCCTTGCTGCTATGGGTGGTGGGGCTGCTGCTGCCCTAGCATATCCCATGTTGTCTAAAAAACATCGCCAAAATCTTATGATGGCAGGTGTCCTTGGCATGATGGGAGCAACAGATATTCGGTCTGTTATCAAACCTCTCGGAGAACACTTGAGTGGTGTTGAGATGACCCCTGCCTTCAAAGAGTTTGTTAAATCCGGTGCCTTCCAAGAACATTTTGACGACTTTGCTAAAGATACGGGACTCCCTTGGCACCAGAAGCCCGATTTCAAAATCCACGAAGGAAACCTTACCTTTCATCCTCAAGATGCAGGAGTAGTTAAAAGCTTTATTCAGTATCTCTCTGAAGAGCCATATGCTCCTCATGGAGATAGGGCAAGCATTCCTCCTAAGCTTCGGCAAGGGGTTGCTCCTGAGCACATTGAAATCACTGCTCCCGAATGGGGAAGTAAGCTTGAAGACTTTCATGGGGTGTTTACGCCTGAAGCTCTGAGCAAAGCTAAAGAAGGGCATGTTGTTATGATGTCCCCAGAAGAGTTTAACAAGCTTGCCTATCCGAGGGAAGCAACCTATCGTGATCTTTCTCCTGAGCAGATCAAAGCCCTTGGGGAAGAGAAACGTGCGCCCCTTCGTGCTTCTATTGCTGCTGGTAAGGGGATTAGGGATATTCCTGAGTTGCAAGTAAAAGATGGTAAGGTTGTTGGGCACGATGGTCGGCATAGGGCTGATGTCCTTATGGAACATGGCTATGATAAAATCCCTGTCCGTATCAAGGGAGAGCCTCCTGTTGCCGGGCAGCATGTAGTTTCTGAGACAGGAGATTTCCGTACTCAGCTTCCGCTGAAGTTACAGAGTAAGCCTTCTTCTGCACTAGACCATTTTTCTACGGAAGTCCGTGGAGAGCTTTCTGAACCTCCGGGTTATAAGAGTCGTGAAAAAACAATTATGATGCCTATTGCAGACTTCCTCAAGATGGCTAAGGGAATCCCTGCTGGTAGTTCTACTGTAAAGGCAGAGGGTGTTGCTTCTTTAATGAAGCGTAAGATTCCTTTTAATGACACACCATATCTTAGTATAGATGCAGATGGGGCTATTGCTAAAGTGGTTGGGCATGAGGGCAGACATCGTGCCCTTGCCTTACAAAAAGAGGGATATACGCACATTCCTGTTAAGCTAAAAGCCTCTAATATCCGTTGGTCAGAGCAAGAAAACCCAAGTAGGTTTGACTACAAGGAACAGTGGCCGTCTGAAATGGTCGGAGAAGAGGGCGGTAAAATTGCATTTCCGGTTAGCCGAGAAGAAGCTGGTATGGCTTGGAACCGCTCCTCTAAAGCCCTTCGTGGACAGGCTGGTGCAGTTGATCCTGAACTCCTAGCCAAGATGGGCCTCACTGCTGGTGGGGCTTTGGCTGGCTATCTCCTTGCGGGACAGAATAATATGGACAAGCCTGCTGGTGCTATCTTAGGCGCTCTCATTGGTTTTGGGGGTGTTCATGCTATTGCTCGGAATGCTCTCCCTAAAGCGTTTGATGCTATCAGCACCAATTGGAAACATGCGCTGGCTACTACTATCACCAGTGCAGGAGCAGTTGGTGTAGGTGCCTATCTGGACGAAGAGAATCGTCTTGAAGGGGCCTTGTTTGGTGCGGCCTTTGCAGCCTCTAGGAACATGCCGAAGGCCAAGCATTTGTCTGAGGAAGAGCTTGTTGCCGCCTATCATGACGGTCTTGTAGCCCATGATCGTATCATTGGTAATGTGGTGAGTGCAGTCAAGCAGTATATCCCTGACGAGAATGCTCGTAAAGCTTTCTATGAAAAGCTGCATCGTAAAGACTTCTCTAATATGACTCCGGGGGAGAGGGAAGTTGCTGCCACTTGGAAGCGTATGCAAGTGCAGTATGGTGAGGCTGCTAAAGATGCGGGAGTGATTAAGGGCTTCATTGAAGACTATGTTCCTCGTATTGCCTCTAAGATGGGCTTACCTGAGTCTGAAATACAGAAGTTGCTGGCTGAGATTGTCCCTGAGCGTACCAATGTTTCTGGTTCAACCAAGACCAAATTCAGCAAGAGCCGTACACAAGACACCTTCGATGACTTCCTTCGTGCTGCAAAGGAGAAGGGGCTTGATGTCAGCAATGTAGATTTTGCTGATGTGATGGGCAACTACCTTCGCTCCATGAATAAGGCTATCCAGAGTGCAAAGCTCATCAAGACTTTGGAGACAGCTAAGGGGAAAGATGGTACTTTATCCAACTTGATCGTTGGTGCTGAGAAAGCCCCTTCTGATTACAAGAGTGTAAACAATCCTCAACTCCGTGGCAAGAGGGTGCATCCTGAGATTGCTGATGCCCTTGAGATTGTTATGGGGGGTAAGAGCCACCATGACGTAACTAATGCTGCCTTAGCTGTTACTTCAGCTTTGAAGCGTATGAACGTGGTTGGTTCCTTCTTCCATGCCAAGTCTCTTATTGAGGCTCACTTGCTGGCTGGTAGGAATCCTCTTAACATGGCCGGCATCAAGGCTTCTCTAGAAGCTTTCAGGAATGGTGGGGCTGGAGATAATATTGATAAGCTCATCCGTAGTGGACTCATGGTTGGCCTTCCTGATGATGCTCCTATTGGCTCCTTCGGGAAGATGGGAGAGCTTCTGGACCATGCAATCAATCGCTCTCTTGGCACTGGTGTAAAGACCTTTGGAAAGGCATTTACAGCCGCAGAGAAGGCTCAGATGGCTACGTTCGACCGTGTGACTTGGGACTACCTGCATACGGGATTTAAACTCTCTGCTGCCTTGAGAGAGATGGAGTTGTATCGGACAGGGAAGAAGTATCAGGGGATGAGTGAGCAGGAAGCTTTGAAAGGTATTTCTTCAGCCATTAACGACACCTATGGTGGCATCAACTGGGCGAGAGCACATCAAGAGGCTCAGACGGTTGTTGGCCGTAAGCTGATGAGCCTTATCTCTACCCCTAATGGCCGTGATATGATGGGCCTCCTTCTGTTTGCTCCTGACTGGACTTTGAGTACCTTGCGCATGTTCTCCAAGGCATTGCCGGGAGGTACTGCCAACCCTGCTAATGCTGCCCTCTCTCGTAAGTATGTTCGTAACTCCATCATCGCTTACCTGACGGCAATCAACTTGGCTAACATCGCTTTCTCTGGACACCCTATCTGGGACAATAAGAAGGATAAGACTAAAGTGGAATTGCCTGATGGCTCTTCCATGCAGCTTATGAAGCACTCTATGGAGCCGTATGAGTTCATCAATCATCCGACTAAGTTCCTCACCAACAAGCTTGGTGTTCCTGTAAAGCTTGGCTCTTTGGCTTTGACTGGCTCTACTAGCTTCAATCCGATGTACCCAGTGGATTCTAAGGTTGGGGCAGCAATTGGCCTTGTATCTCCATTTACTGTCAACCCCTTCACTGACCCCAATGTGTCCACTACAGATGCTCTTATCCGTAGTGCAGCAGGTACTCTCGGTGTTGGTATCTACGGTACTACGAATGCAATGAAACAGACAGAAGAATATAAACGGAGGCAGAGAGAAAGATATGCCCGTATGCACGGACGGATTCCCAAGCCATGAACATCCTTATTATTGATCCCGCAGCTAACGCCCTTGATTGGGCGCTTCGCTGTCAAGAGGCAGGGCATACTATTCGTTGGTACATGGATAAGACTAAGGATGGGGCCATCAATAAGACCGGGGATGGCATGGTTCCCAAGATTAGGGAATGGAATGCTGGTGATATGAGGTGGGCTGACCTCATCTTCGTGACAGATAACAATAAGCACATTGACAGGCTGGAGAGCTTCTACAAGAGGGGGTTCCCAATCTTCGGACCAAACATGGCTGCTGCTGAGTGGGAATTAGATAGAAACAAGGGTCAAGAAGTCTTCAAACGGGCTGGAGTTAAAGTGCTGCCCACTACGGAGTTTTCGTCCTATGATAAAGCTATTGCATTTCTTGCGGAAGAGTTTAAGAAGAACCCTAAGAAGCGTTTTGTTTCTAAAGCTGCTGGTGATTCTGACCGTGCTCTTTCCTATGTAAGTAAGAGCTATGATGACTTGGTGTACATGCTGATGAAGTGGAAGAAGAAGAATGCCTTGAAGGGCAGCTTCATCCTTCAGGAGTTCACTCCCGGTATTGAGATGGCTGTTGGTGGGTGGTTTGGTCCTAATGGGTTCTCCAAGTATTTCTGCGAGAACTGGGAACAGAAGAAGCTAATGGCTGGTGACATTGGTGTTGCCACAGGGGAGATGGGCACTGTTGAACGCTATGTAGAGAAGTCTGAGCTTGCCGAGAAGGTGTTAATTCCTTGTGAGCAGCAATTGAAAGAAATCGGCTATGTAGGGTATGTGGACGTTAATTGCATTATTGACGAGAAGGGCACTCCGTGGCCTCTGGAGTTCACTATGCGCCCGGGCTGGCCTTGTTTCCAGATTCAATGTGCTCTGCATGAGGGAGACCCTGCTCAGTGGATGGTGGATTTGATTGATGGGAAGGATACCTTGAAGATCAAGAAGAATAAGATTGCTGTCGGAGTTGTTGTAGCAATCCCTGACTTCCCTTATTCCCACCTTACCAAGAAGGAAGTGAGTGGGGTTCCGATCTATGGAATTACGGACAAGAATAAAGAGCATATCCATCTTTGTGAGATTCAGCTTGGGGAGGCCCCTGAGGTGGAGGAAGAGGGTATTGAGATGGAGGAAATGCCAGTGACCGCAGGAGACTATTGCTTGGTTGTCTCTGGTGTTGGGAAGACCGTTGTAGAGGCCTCAGAAGCCTCCTACAAGGTTATTAAGGAATTGGTGATACCTAACAGCCCCATCTATCGTAATGACATTGGAGAGAGGCTGGAAGAACAGCTTGACACATTGCACGAAATGGGGTATGCTACTGACATGGAATACTGCTAATGGCTACTGTTCCTTTTCCGCCACCTCCGCCAGCCTCCAATCCGGGGGACTTAACTGGACCTCAGTGGCAAAACTGGTTTGCTCGTATCTCCCATAAAGTATCTGCCGTAGGGCAAATCCTGTGGACTCAGCTTAACTTTACAGGATCAAACCTAACAGACATTGCTACTCGTAACCATAACGACTTGCAGAATATTCAGGGAGGGGCTGTAGCAGACTATCAGCATGTAACGTCAGCAGAGAAGCAGCAGATTTATAATAACGAAGTCAACACTTGGTTTAATATGTAATGGCCTTCCAAAATGTAACTCCTGTCAAACTAGGACAAGCAGCAATTGGGATTACAGTGTCTACTCTGTACACTGTTCCTGCGTCCACTCGTACCTTCCTGAAGGATGTTGATGTCTGCAATACAGGGACAGCCTCAACCACAGTTACCATCTACCTTGTCCCTAGTGCTGGTACGGCAGGTACAGGGAATATGATTGTACCCGGTGTTACCATCCCCCCTAAAGGTATGTTTCAATGGACTGGCAATCAGATTATGAATGCCGGAGACACCATTCAAATTATCGCTGGTGCTACGGGCTGCACTATTAATGCAAGCGGTGGGGAGGCAGTTTAATGGCTATCTGGACTTACCCGGAGGTTCCCCTCCTTCAAGAAGACCTCATCACTAATGCCAACGGCTACTACCCCAACAAGTCTTTGGGGTTTGCCCTTGGATATAACCCTGCCGTAAATAACACTTATGTTGACCTCTGGCAAGGCCCTACCCCAAACTATGTGTTTCCCACAACCCCTCAACAGATGGCTGTTGTGTCTAGTTCAGCAAGTGATGCAGCAGCGGGTACTGGTATCCAAACCGTCTACATCCACTATCTTGACACTAACTACAACCCTCAATCAGAAGTTGTAACCCTTAATGGTGTTACCCCTGTAAACACTGTTGCCACAAACATTCTCCGAATTAATGCTTTCCACGCTCAAACAGTAGGAACTACAGGGGCAGCAGTAGGGAACATCTCTCTTACCAACTTGGGGGCAACCGTAACTTACGGCTACATCCCTGCAACCAACAATACAGCCCGTCAAGCAGTCTTTACAATCCCTGCTGGCATGAATGGCTACCTCACCCATTGGCAGGCAAGCTCCGGTACTGTAACAGGCACTCACTTCACCCGTGTTTCTATTCGCGCTACTCAGCATTTGGGGGTGCTAGTTCCGGGGGTGTTTCTTGCTCAGGACGAACAAGGTACACTGAATGGTGGGGGGAATGCAAGCTATACAGTGCCGATACGATTCCCTGCTATGTGTGATATTAAGATGAGTGCAATTAGTGATGCAGGTAGTGCCAACGCTCAGACAATGGGCGCTATGTATGGGTGGATTGAATAAGGAGGATATTGTGCCTAAGAATACTCAGTTTAATGTGAAGAGTTCGTCTGGTAGGAAGAAGATGGAAACAGCGGTTACACGGGCTATGACGCCTCCAAACAAGGCTCGGTATGCTACCGGAACGCCTTATGGCAAAGAAGCTTATAAGGAAATTGTCAGAAGCAAAACTGCCCCTGACCTTCGTTCGGTAGCAGAAGGGGTTGCGCAGAAGAGGGCTGCTCAGGGCTTACCCTCCGCTAAACAGATTCGGGAAAAAGTGCAGGCTAAAATGAAGGCGAAGAAAAAGAAATGATCGAAAAAGAAAGCTTTTCGGGGTGGCTAACCCTTGCTTGGGTTTTTGGGCTTTCTATGTGGGGAGGGACCGTGAACTACATCTACAAGCTAAACAAGTATCATTTGCCGTTTAGCCTGTTCCGCTTTATCGGAGAGATATTGACAGCAGCCTTTGTTGGTGTCATAACCTTCTTGCTGTGTAATTCTTCTGGGCTTGGCCTTGAGGTTACAGCAGCACTAGTTGGTATTAGTGGTCATATGGGGACTAGGGCTTTGTTCCTGTTGGAAAAGAAGTATGAGAGATATTTGGGGGCAGAAGTGAATGATGACGATTAGCAGCCTAGGAATTAAGTTCTTGAAGAGAGAGGAGGGCTTTAGGGCCACCCCCTATAAGGACGGCAATGGCTTTGGCACCATTGGGTTTGGGCATAAGATCAGGAAGGGGGAAGTGTTTGGGGCTATTAGCTCAGTAGAAGCTACCTCCCTTATGCTGAAAGACATTGCTGAAGCAGAACAGTGCATCCGTGCTAATGTCCATGTACCTATCACTCAGAACCAGTTTGACGCCTTGTGCTCTTTTGTTTATAACATTGGATGTGCAGGTTTCATGGGAAGCCAAGTGTTATTCCATCTGAACAAGAAGGAATATGTGTTGGCAGCAGACGCATTCATGAATTGGCATAGGCCAAATCTTGAAGGAAGAAGGAAGCGTGAAATTGCTTTGTTTGAAGGAGATGGACATGCCAGTTGGGACTCCAGTGGAGCGATGCTACCAAAAGCTGAAGGGTAAGAAGGGAAAAGGAAGTGCGGCGGCAATTTGCCAGAAAGCCACCGGCACTTCACTTAAGACGGGGAAACCGCCGACGAAGAAGAAGAAGGCAGGAAGAGGTCGTTAAGAGCCTTCTCCCTGTATTCCTCCATCTCCTTATCAGGGATGAACTCTAACCGCCCATCCACTTCTCTCATGTAGTGGAGGCGGTTATTTTTTACACCTGTGAAGAGAGACTTGTTCTCACTCTTTCCTGCTTTCATCTTTCCTCCGTAAACCAGCCAAAGTAATTTCCTCCATAGTACGTCCACAAGAGATACAGGCACTACGCGCTGTATCTGCTTTGCACTCTTTCTTACAGTTAGATTTCATCTCAGCTTCATACATAAGCCTAACCTCTTCTTTAACCTCCTCACGAAACCTTTGTTCTGCCCTATATTTGTCCATCATCAGATCATAAGCATCCATCAGATTTCGCACCCTCCTGATGCACTACAGGCCAAGGTTTGTTGACCAATCGTATTGTCCTCCTTCTCGGTAAACTTAGACCAATCTACATCTTTCGGCATGGCAGCGAGGAGGGCGTTGTACGTTTCCTCGTCAATGTCTTCATAAGGTGCCTGCCGATATGTACCGCCATCGAAGGGGAGAAAGGATACTCCGCTAACTTCATCAAAGTGTTTCCATACCCAAGCTCCGACTTCAGGCCATTCTTCATCCTTAACTGATATTGTAACCGAAGGTTTATGCTCACACCAATGCCTCTGATAAATGAGCCAAAGCTCTAGTTGTTCGATTGCCGTTTTGTCCGTTCGACATACTGCCCCTTTTGGTGCAGCAATAGGGAAGGAGAAGACCGCAGTACTCTCTGGACGGAAAGCCTCATCCTCAACCGGCACTCCTGAGTCGCGTAGAAATCCGTAGATAGGGTCTTTCTTATCCATGCGAATGCGTCGGATATAAAAAGGATTGTGTCGAGCGTGAATGCCACTAGCACTGTCCACCAACTGAGAGACAGTACCGGAAGGCTTAACACAAGTGATAGAAGCAGAAGCAGGAATACCAAGTTTTTCAGCCCACTCTTCATTTACACTCCTTGCATGATCTCGTAATTCTTCTAGAACCATGGGTAAAGTTAATTTACCGCCATGTTCTCCTGTAAATCCATTGTCATATTTAATACCGGACATTACTTCATTATCCATAATACCAGTTAGGGATACACCAAGCAATCGCTCTTCTTCCGTATTCTTCTTCCAATCTTCACTCAGGAATTGGAACGATGTGAGAGTGCTTTGAATCGTTCCAAGAATAGTGGCAAGTTCCACTTTTCGTTTGAGCGAATCAAAGGTGTCATCTGCCCTAACAACGACTTCAGTAAGATTACAAAACTGCTTATCTCGTAGGATGATTTCAGAACAAGGGTTTGTCCCATAGCTTCGATCTTTATCTCGTCGTCCCCACTTAGCTGCTTGATGCTGTGCAGCCACCCGATTAAAGATTCCACGTTCTCCCGACTTAGACTTAACGAGAGAGACCCACTCTTCCATGAAAGTTTCAGCATCAGGCTTCTCCGTATAAGCAATAGAGTTGTTAGCAAGGCTACGCTGGCTATCCTTCTCCCACCATGCTCCCATCTTGGCTTCCCGCATACGGCGGTCTGTCAGGTTGGACAGGCTAATCAGGGCAGAGCGTCGTACACCACCTACAACTACAATCTCCCCAATCATGCACATCAAGTCATGAACTTCTAGAGAGGTAAGCCTACGGCCTGCTGCGGAGCGAAATAGGGCCACGGAAAAGTCAAAGAGTCGCTTGAGGGGTTCGGGACCCGAAGCTCGACCACCAAATGTGCGAAGACGAGCACCAGCAGGACGAATCCTAGAATAATCAATGCGAGGAATGTCACCCTGATACAAATCCGAAATAAGCTTCTTAAAAGCCTTAGCCCAACCAAGCTTGCTGTCTTGAACAACGATGACATCTTCTGTCTCCTTAAAAGCAGAAGCCACGAGGGGAAGGTGAGCAATCTCTTGCCGCTCACAAGAGAAGCCAACCCCAGTGCCATTCATTAGAATGTAGAGGGCCTCAGAGAAAGCCCTCTTGTTGTTTACAGCAAGGTAGGAGCAGTTGTAGGCAGCAATGTTATCCCGCTCACAAGCCTCCCCTGCCGTCATCATCAGCCGCATAGACGGCATGACACCGAGAGTCCGGATAGCCCGTTGAACCTCCAGAAGCTTCGCAAGGGTTTCGTCATTCAACGCCCCAAGCATCTCCAGCTTATAGGTCAGGTAGCCAATCAAGCGACCTGTCGTTTCATCCCAACTCTCTCGTCGCTGCTCTTTCTCCAAATAACGGGCATATCGGCTTTTTGCAATTACTGTTTGATATACACTCGGCAACTCACTCATTGCAACGTCATCCCTTTCTTCTCTCCATCTTCAGCCATATAATCCTCAATCATTGCCCACACGGTTGAACCAAGAAGGACACAAGGCGTATCTTCAATTTCTTCATGCTCTTCAGGAGAAGGCTCAGTGACAATACGGACACTTGCATTATGCTCATCAATGTTTTCAATTACGATTTTTACAGTATGAATTTTAATAATATCTCTCCTTGAGATTGTCGTAAATCTTTCCTACTTGCCCCAAGAACATTTCATAGGGTAAAACACTTTTCATGCTGTTGCAAACATTACAACAAGGTGCTACATTCCCTGCAACATAACCATAGTTATTGTCTACCCTGTCAATGCCATTGTGGTGGTATGGGTTGCTTTTACCATTTCCACAAGTTACCAAAGTTTTGGTATCCCCGCAATAATGACAGGGACTCTCTACAAGGGACTTAAACTCCTCCTCAGATAAGGAGAACGGGAGATTACGACCCTCTGCCCCTTTCTTGTACCTTTTGTAGAGGCGATTAAAACCAGAGACACCATTAGGCAGGCTAATTGCTTTTTTGATGTTCTCTAGTTTTAAACATCCGCAGGAGGTGCTCTTTCCACGGAGGATGGAGTATTTCATAACATCCCGAATGGTCCCGCAATCGCACTCACACTGCAAGTATTGCCTCCCTTGGTTCTTGTGGGTGGATATGCCGAGCACCCTCCACCTCCCAAATCGTTGCCCGATCAAGTTTGCAGGAGGCCCTCTAGAAACTTTTTCAATTTTCATCTGATTCCTTATCTTGAATAATATACCCTGCATACTCTTCCTGCAGGTTGTTCTCTTTAAACACAGGCTGAACTACTAGGCCTTGCTCAATTGCTTTTCGTTCATAGGCTGCATCAAGACAGCTAGGAGGCTTCCTCCAAAGGTGCTCAACGGTCTTCGTACTCTTCTGGTTCATGGTCCATCTCCAAATCAAAGGGAAGGTCTTCTTGGTTCTCTTCAATGAGGTCTTGGAAGCGGCTGACCATATCCTCAATAGTGATTTCAAACCGATCAACAAACCACTCGCTATCTTTAGTAACCCGAATAGCGTCTACAATATCATCCAACGACATATTACTCATTCACTTCCCCTTGAATCATGATTTTAATTCTACCATCATTAACACGATAGTCAAATGCTTTTTGATCCCACAAGTCTCCATAATGTTCCGCATAGATCTTGGAGATATGGTCCAGCAACACCTCATGCTTTGGCAGCACAAGGAGGTTGATGGGTGGGAAGGTTAGATCAGGCCACTTTGTCACCGATTCCCCTCAACATTATTCTTCTTCTCGTATGTACGCATAGTACCCAAGCCAAGCATTGCTGCCAACACTTGCAAGGTGATTGTTGTATCCACCACAGGGAAGGTCCCATGATAGCCAAACCCCACAGAAGCAATGAAGCGAAGGAGAGGTTCCCCAAGACCAGCATAGAACAAGGTGAAGCCCCCTACCCAACCAATCCAAGGACGCCACCCTGCAATGAACATATTAGGAGATGAAGCCTCAACCTCATTCACCTTAATCTGTTCCAGCAAGAGGCTGAACTGTTGTTCTTCCTCCTTGAAAGCCCCTTGAAGCTGCGCCATAGCAATTGCTTGTGCAGCCTCCGCTTTCTTCTCAGGGTTAGGGAAGAAGGAGGCCACCGTGTCAATAAGCTTCCCTGCAAGGTTTGTTACAAACCCCTGTGGTGTAAGGGCTGCGATGTCAGAAATAACACTCATTTTTTCCTAGCCTCCATCATGGCATCAGCAATTTTATAAGACCAGTCTGCAAGGGCCTCCAAACTCGTCCAGCCCTCGTCGGAATTAGCCGCCATTGCTTTTGCAGCAAAATAGTCCCGCAAGTCCATCCCATCAAAAGCCCCCGGATTACGAGGAAAGGCACGAACAATATCTTTCATATTAAACTCCCAATAAAGCAACAATGATAATCAAAACTAACAGAAGTAACATCAGTCCCCACGACCCCAAGGATACTCATCATACCAATCTTCAGGCTCAATCGGCTCAAACAACTCAAACTTAATGCACTTGTAGCAAGTTACCTTGCCCTCATCTCGCTTTCCTCCTCGTGCCTCAATGTCATTATACTTGCAATTGGAGCATTGTGGAATGTCGTAGTCAAGCATTAGGCCACCTCCTGTTTAATCCCTCGGTAAGATTTAGAAGCCCTCTCTTGCAGCATACGGTTCTTCAGATATACAGCAAGGTCAAGAGCTTCCTCATAAGCATGTTGCAGCATGTCATCAGGGCAATTGACATCAAGCTGACGGCCATATTTAATCTTGCCATCCTTGTTACGCTGCAACATATCTTCCACTACATAGGCCCAAGTGGGCAAGGTCTTAGACATATTTTTCCTTTAGATAATTAAGACTGATAGCATGATGATAAAAACTGCCATTGTTCACTTCGTAGAGCATGTGGATGCCACGGAAGTGTGCATTGCCTTGAGGTCCGAGATAGTCCTCGTTATGTTCGTAGCAACAGCCAGCAAACAAACCAAGAATAGGAGTACCATCAGCACGGTAATCCGTTGATAGGGCCATCGTTTGTACATGCCCCATAACGCAACTCTGGTGCTTCTTTGTGAGGAGAGCACGACTAGAGGTAACAGGACGGCCAAGCACACCAGATGTAAAATAATGACTATAAGCAACACCATCAATGTGTACTACCTCCAAGAAAGGATGAACCTCCCAACCGTATTCTTCATACTTCAAATGAGACAAATCAAGAACACCTTCCAACTCAGGCTGAACTTCTGTAGCACGAGAGATGCGATATTCATGATTGCCCATCGTCATAACCATACGAGGGTGGTATTGCTTATGCTTAGTCCTCATAGCATTCTGATTAAATGCTTTAAGAGGCCCAAGAAGGGCATCCATAGCCTCGTGGCTGGCTTTAATGTCAGCGAGATACCTACGACCCTCAAACGCCTTCTTGCCCTTGTCATAGCTCGATAGGGATGGCATGTCAGCAAAGTCACCAATGCATACAATGGTATCTGGTTTCTTATCTACAATGTACTTACCCACTCGCTCAAGGAATGTAAAGTCATGTCCCGGCTTTGCCTGAACATCGGGGATTACCAAATGAGTCGTCATATTAAGCCCAAGTGATGAGGAATCGAATGATGAAGAAGTCGATGAGCAATCCACCACCTTCATACAAGTCACCCTCAATATATTCTACACCTACATTAATGCCGCTGATAAAATCCATTTGTACATTCATTTATTCCTCACCTTTCTTTCTTTTTCAGTTTTCTTTGCATGACAGCCCTTGCAAAGACATTGAAGGTTGTCAGCCCCACAATAGAGCCTTTCGATGAACGTATTCCAATCAACAAACCCTTTCTTCGGGTCAACCACTGGCTTAATGTGATCGACTTGGACTTCGCTGGCTACAAAGAGTTTCTTGCATTTGTTACAAGTGTAATGCCACGCAAGTCGTCCTGTAGCCTCGTTCACCTTCTTCTCTGTCTTTGCTGCATTAAGGCATTCATACTTCGCTGGATACTTCCTAAATCCTGCCCTGATTACGGATGTTAGGAAGGATTTAAGTCTTCCCTCAGTCCAAGTCAAAAAACCACTCCTCTCCTTCCTTCCGACGAATATAAAGAAGCTGTCCAATAATATTGATATGTTTGATTACATCAAGCTCTGAACAATGAGGAAAATATTCCTTGTAAGCCTTAAGGACAATTGCATTATACTCCTCTTCAAAGAAACAACCAGCCAGCAAGTCATTAGCCTTCTTAGGCCCAATGCCATGAATGCCGGGGATGTTATCTGTCGTATCCCCTGTCAGTAATTGCCGGTAGAAGTTACGCAGCCCATCTTCCTTACTGATTTCAATATGCTCATCCTTGACGAAGTTGTAATGCCAACCCTCCACCATCAGCAAATCTTTGTCAATGGAACAGATGATAGTAGTATCATTCTGAGCAATCCCAAGAGCATCATCAGCCTCTTGCCCCCAAGCTACTTCAGCCAACTCAACCTTAATCAGATGATTACGGAGAGCTTCATAATGCTTAGGTTTAGGTTGTTTACGGTTAGCCTTATATGCTGGATAAATCTTCTTACGGAAATTACCGGCACCATCGGTAAGGTAAATCTTATACTCGCCCGCCCCGCTGTTAAACAAAATCTCCTCAATATAGGTGTCCAACTGGACAAGTGCCTCCATCTCGGTTTTGTCTTCACAGCTAAAGGCAGTTCGATATACTAGGATGTCCCCATCAATCAGTGCAGTTGTCATGCTCTTCTTTCTCTTTCATCTCTTCCTCCACTTCTTTCGCCTCGTCATGCTGACGAAAGATACGGTCAAAGTTGTCCAGATATTCCTGAGTGGGCACCTTCGATTTAATGCCACCTTTACGTTCGTAGTCTTGCATCAATAATCCTCCACACCAACAGCAGGGTTAGTAGGATGATCCTTCTTATTCACGACCTGATAAAACCGAGTAGTATCAAAGTCAACCCCATCAGTGATGCGATCCTGCATCCACTTCGGAAGAGAGTTGAAGGTGTCCAGATCGTCACCATCCAAGTCAAACAACACTTCAGGGTTAGCCAGAGCGTCTACTTGCATCCCCTTTGGAACACCCGACACAGACACAATCTTGGCCTTACCACCGCTAGTAGAACCAATCGTAACCATAGCTGGCAGGCCAAGCATACCTCGGACATTACGGCCCTTGCTGGTTGCAGCACCCTTCGGGTCAATTGCTTTGAGAAGGCTGAACATTGCGCTCTTCTCATGATTGCTAATAGTGAACTCTTTGCCATACCAACGGGGCTTAACCTCGCCGTCAATCTCAATAGTCTCCGTGGGAAATTCAAAGTTAATCCACACCTTATGTTTAATCATCGGGTTGCCATCGTCATACGTCTTAGGCTCACCAGTTTTGTAGTCAGTCTCGATCTGGCGACCGAAATCAATAATCTGCACCACACGGGCGGGATACGCCCCGTCTTCAACACGACCAAAATCTTTCTTTGCTTTCTTTGCTTCTGCGAAATTCAGTGCCATATAGGACTCTCCTTAATGTGTTTCAAACCAATTCTTACCTACTTTTGCCTCACCTACCAGCGGGACATTCAACTTGAAATACCTCCCCGCTTCCTCAAACGCTTTAGTGGATAATTTTACAACCATCTCTACATCCCTGTCAAGCGTTTCTCTCTGAAACTCGTCGTGAAAGTGCAACACTTGCACACTATCCAGCTTTAGCTTCTCACACCACTTGTCAGTCAACACCGTTGCAAGCTTCACTGATATGGAGCCTGCTGACTGAAACATCAAGTTTACCAGAGCATGAGGGCTTCGTGCAAACAGCTTACGCCCATCAAGCCCCTTGAGAAAGCCTCCCTTCTTGCCTCCTCGTTCCTCCCACACCTTAGTGATGGTCTGCTTGAACTCATCCAAAGCTGTATACTTACTCCAAAAGTCTTCATAGCGCCGTTCAGCAACCTTCAGAGAGCAACCCATTGTGTCAGCCAACTTCTGCGGCTGTGCCCCATACATCAGGGCATAATAGGGGGACTTGGCATCATTACGTTCAGCCATATCCCACAGCTTATAATTCTCTGTATGGATGTCTCCATTCAGAAGTAGCTCAGCAAGTTCTTTGCCTCCGCGATAAGGGTAGACATAATGCGCTTGAATACGCGCCTCCAGCGCCGCAGCATCAACGCCAACAAAGCTATACCCTTCAGGAGCCATAAAGAGACTCCGAATATCAGCCCCATACACAGCATGAGCAGAAGGAACATTGACCACACCAATATGTCTAAAGCGACCAGTAGGGGTTCCATTAACAATCGCCCTAGCTTCGAGCCTGCCGTCATCACGAAGCTGGTTAAGCCATCCAGTTTCTTCTCCATCTTTCCTCACATTCTTCAGCATACGCTGACGATGAACTAAAATTGCCCTACGAGTAATGAGCTTTGGTATCTCTCCTTCTACACTGTCAAAGCTATCCTCTGTTAGCTTCGGAGAGGTTTGAATTGTCTTGCCATTCTCCTTCTTGATGTTGTATTCGGTTGGCACCCAACCCTTAGACAGCAGATAAGACTTAACCTGATCTGGGCTGTTAAGGTTAATCGGGTGCCAACTTATGCGGCAGAAGGAGCCTTGAACAGGCTTGTCCTGTCCCTCAACTGGCTTGTCCACTCTCTAGCGCCACATCTTTAAGCAAGTCCACAGAGGCTTTAAGAGCATAAACTTTTTCCTCCAGTTTGATATATTTACTCAGCAAGTCGTCATACTTCTCTTTCCAATATGCTTGAGCGGCAGCCTCTTGATAACCATACAAACCATTATTCATCTTGATCCTCCGTAAAACAATCACACATTTCTGCAATGACATCATTAGTGCTTACATACTCATAAATCTCCACAAGTTTAGCATAATATGGCAGGGGTGCTGAACACTTGCCAATGTTTTTATTACTCTTTAGTTTCTGGAAATAGATACAATCGCTACATACACTCATTTATAAATCCCTGTCAACTTATCCCAAGCTCCTTGTAACTTACTAGGGCAAACATGAAAGCCTGCAACTGCAGGGTCATACAATTTCCATTTTCCCAATACTTGCTCCCACCTAAGTCCCTTTCTTCCGCAATATTTACAAACTTGGGGTGCTCTTTCTTCCCCTTCAAATGGGTCTGGCTCAATGTCGCTTGCAAGGCTATCGCTCATTCTGCCCCCTCCACGAGTAAGACTTCAAGTGCATTGACCACATCACAAGCGGTGTTGTGCATTTTCCCAAACACATCTCCCTCAGCATTAAAAGCTAAGTTAAGTAGTTCAACACAATTCTCTATAAGCTCTCTGCTAATCTCCATACTCACTCCTGATAAAACCCACAAGCCTTGACAAACTTTCCCTTATCAAATGCCGGGTTAGATTGCCTAAAATAGGAAGACAAGTCATCAACCAAATCTCGGAGGATGAGTTTATCAACCGTCCCATCTGTGTGACGCTTACGGAGCGCCTCTGCAATTGCTTTGAAGTCAGGCCTTCTCATTGTCATATTCTTCACTCCTCTTAATGATAGATGCGGAGAGCATGGCTTTGCATTTGTTGAGCAAGTCGATTCTCTCTAAGTCCCATCCCTTTTGTTTTTCAGCCATCACGCGATTCCCAATCCTGTCGCATTGCTCGGCGTGGTATTTCTGCACTTCAATCATTCCGTCGAACAACTCAATTTCGCGTTCTGTCCACGCCACCGGCTCCGTAGGCTTCCTCACATTGCCAATTAACAAATCCATACCTTTTAACAAGACTATCAGCAAACTCTTTATAGGTCTTCATGCTACCCCCAACCAATTCTTAACAGACAATGTATAACTTCCGTCTTTGTTAAACACTTTCTTCACCTCCCCTTCGTCCTTATAACTCATAGGAATCTCGCTGATGATAGTAGTCTCAAGACTTCGTACCTCAGTGTTAATGGTATCCAACAACACCTCTGCTTTCTCCTTGTCAAATAACACGCCATGTAGTTCTTGCTTGGTCTGGACAAACTGGATGTTCTTCTCTAGTTTTAAGCTCTCTGCCCAGTCCCAATCAGACATTTCTTTCTCCAAGAACTCCCTAGCCTTAATTAAGATTCTTGTGTCCTGAAAACAATACTGCAACATCTCGTTGGAGAATTTAGAGAAGTCGTTATGCTCCCCTTTATATAGTTTAAACTTTTCTCCCCAACCTTTAATTGAATGTCCCTCTCGATCTGGAAAGCTTAATCTGGACATGATGAGCGGGTCGATGACTTTGTTCACATCATAGACAAAGCCATGTAGTTTGTTCAAGAGAGGAAGATCATACCCAAGAGAATTATAAGCAGAGGGAACATACTCTTCAAGCAAGAAGAGAAACTCTCCCAAGGAAACTCTCCGGCTATTCTTAGGGTACTCTACCACTTCTTTTGTATCCACATGGTAGATAACCCACTCTCCTGTGTCAGATAACCTACCTACGCAACACCAAATAATTGTAGCGTCTCGCAGGTAATCGTCTGCCTCAATATCAAAATCAAGTACCCTCATTTTGTTCGCTTCTATGTCGAAGAAAATAAGATTGTCGCTCATACATCCTCTTGATTTTACGTTCGATGGGGGATAATACTATACCATCCGCATGGAGCAAGTCTTCTTTTGGGATATTAAACTCTTCTCCTATAAAGTTTGGCATCGCCATAGTATGAAATTTAACTATAACCCCATATCTTTCGATCCTTGAGATAATCCCAACATCCCCAATTTTTGTAATAGAATAGTCCCGGTTAAGTATTACTTCATCACCAACATTAAACATTTAATAATCTCCTGAAAGTGAAACAGACTCCACAGGCAACAACCTGCCAGTATCAAAGTCATACTTGCAAGTGTCAGCCACACCAGTCCAACCCTCTTCCCGACTCTTCAATACCCGAATCTTAGATAGGTTATTATCCTCTCCCTGCTGGTCACGCTCAAGTGCAATGACGTTCCAACTAAGCTGTTCAAGGGCTGCACTACCACGAAGGTCATTCAAACTAACTTGTCCACCCTCGTTGAAAGAGGTCTTGCCCTTGTTACGAGACAAGTGAACAACAGAGATAATACCACATCCACTTTCATTAACAAATGCTGCAAGCTCTGTCATCAACATATCCAAATCTTTCCTCTCATTGTCCGTCTGATTGCCGGAGATAACAAGGGACAAGTGATCTAGGATGATGAAGTCACACTTCTCCCCATAAACAAGATAGCGCATCTTATCCATGAGGTCTTCAGTTGGCATGGAACCAAAATGCTTAAAACCAAACCAGCGGTCTTTAATTAGCTTGTCATAGGCCAAGGCCCATTGCTCAGGAAATAATAGCTCTGGGTTCTTTCTGAGGCGATTTAGAGGTATATTGTAATGGAGTGCCACATACCCTTGGATAGTTTTCTCTACACTCTCCTCAAGTCGAATGTCTCCGACAATAAGATTGTGGTCTTTGCGAAGGCAATACCCAATCTCACGAGCGAGAGTAGACTTACCAATACCGCTGCCTGCTGTAAGAGTTGTAAGCTCCCCTTTCTTCAGCCCACCAATCATCTTATTCAGCATTGGATAGGGAGACTCATACCCAAACACTGTAGGCTTCATGCAGTCAGCCAAGCTAATCTCTTTGCCGGAGATAACCCCATCAGGCTTACGAGACTCCGCATCATAGAAGGCTGAAAGAAACTCCACCTTCTTTCCCTTGACAAGCATATCAGAAGCGTCCTTCTCCGAGGTCTTCATGATCTTGGCTTTAGGGCCAATGAGCTTTGCAATGTTGTCAGCAGTCTTCCTGCCAACCTCATCCATATCTGTGTAAATAATTACTTCATCGAAACTATTGATGAAGGCTAGGTTTTCTTTGATGCCTGACGGCGACTCACCATTCGGCAAACTGCACACTGCATGATTGTATTGTGGGTACTTCTCCCGCAATATCTGGTAGGCGGATAAGCAATCGAGTTCCCCTCCGGTAAGCAATAACCGCTTCCCCGATTTAGGGCACGCCACTTGTCCAAATAGTTCTTTCGTTCCTTTCGTGTCTCCAATGGTGGTAAATGCTTTAGGAAGAGTTCGCTTCTTGTAACCAACTGTGGCACCATCTTTGCATACCGGGTAGTAATGGGCATTGGGTTCTCCATTTGTTTCGCTAACCTCAACCTTGACACCATAATGTTCCAGAGTCGATTGGTTAAGCTTTCGGTCTGGAAGGGCAAGAGAAGGGAGAGCAGCAATATCAGACAGATTCATATATACATTTTCCTGTTCTTTCCTATGATGGGCTTGCCCCATCTCTTTGTATCCACATCGGGGACAATATTTATTCCCATTAGAAAACCTGATGAGATGATTGCCGCTCTTATCTCGCCCTTCCTCTCGACAAGAGGGGCAAGGCTCATCTCCTATGATTGTAGACTCTTCCACGATTGTCTCGCTTCCATTATCTTAATCTTGTTAATAATTGCTTGAGCTTTATCCACTGGGGCTAAAAGTGTAAAACGATGTTCCCAAAGGTCGGAGTACCAAGGATAATCATCAAACTTAACTTTAATTCTCTGTTTTCCGGCATATGGGGTACTTTGCCCTACAACTGTTCCAACCTTTCCCCTGCTCCCACCACTATTGCACTTAACCCTATCACCCACGTTGAACATGATTTCTCCTCGCTTCCATTTCCCTAATTTTAAGAATCACCTTGCTAGGTGGGGGTTGCATTGGTCCGCAAAAAGTTCCGTTTCTTTTATTCCACCCATTTAACCTAACCTCCAAGTCATTTAGAGCTACCCCCCAAATGTAAAAACACTCTGGCTTATCTGTATAATAATACCCAAAATGTCCATCCCGATATTGGAAGGTAAAGTACTCTTTGTCACCTATCGAAGTAGACCACTCCCAATTAAAACACTCATGGTCAAGCGGAATATTCATTTTCAATCGTCCTCACAAGAGTTGGAATAATGTCTTTATGCACAAGAAGGCTAGGGGCTGAGTTATTCTCCAAGAAGTAGAAGTCTCCTGTTACACATTCAAGAATGTCATAAGCTGAACAAAGCAAGCCGTTGAAAGCATCTTGTGCCTTTTTCACAGAAGATAGAAGCTTTTCATTGGCCCTAATCTTCTTGAAAAACCACCCACCATCTACATCAACCTTCTCAAACACAAGAGGCTTTTGGCCTTTGAACACATAGGCCCGAAGCTCACGAGTATGATTTACATATCGTGTCCAGATAACGGAGTTATTATCTAGCGCCTTGTCAGCCACATCAGGCAA